GGTCACGGTCACGGACGCTCTCGATACGCTTGGCGTAATTTGCGCCTATGTTACATGTTCGGTTTATCGGTCAACGGGCCAAGCCATTAACGACTCTACGTTGACTCCAATCGCGTTCGACGCGGAGACGTGGGACACCGACGCCATGCACGATCCCGCCGTGAATCCATCGAGGATTACAGTACCAGCGGGTGAGGCCGGGAAATACCTTGCGATCGCGAAAATTACGTGGACGGGAAACGCAAATGGTGTTCGCTCCACGACAATACATGTTAACGGGGCATTGATCTCTGCCGGTTATGTAAATCCGGTGGGAATTTTCACGACGATCGTACTTGATGTAAAGGTCTTAAATCTTGTTGCGGGCGATTACGTCGAGATGCATGGCTATCAGACCTCCGGAGGGGTGCTGAATATCATCGCCGGTGCGACATGGACGTATCTTCAGCTAGTTAGACAGAGGGGATGATAGAGAGATGGCAAACGAGAAAAATCTTGTCGAACAAGAAATTGCCGACAATGTAATCCAGGACCAGGCTGAGAAAGGCATCGCGAATGGTTACCCTGGTCTTGATGCCTTGATACGTGTGGTTCAATCTCCGAAGTTACATCATAGCGCCCATATTATAGGGGGCGATGATGCCTTTTCCAATTTAGACGATATCAACGTGGGAAAGTTGAAAACTGGTTTGACGACGGAACGATACACAAAGACCATTACGACCTTGGACGCAACTCCGGTTGATTTGGAAGCTATTACTGTTGCTGAGGAAGAAGTGGTTGATGCCGAGGTTATTGTTGTAGCCAGGAAGTCGGATGGCACCCAACGTGCTATCTATCATCTGGAGGGAGTATTTTATCGCAATACAGCGGGGAATGTCACACAACAGGGCAATACTGCTTCTTTATTTATACGTAGATCGACCTCGGCATATGATGTAAATTTGGAAGCCGATACCACAAACCAGACGGTGGACGTTCGGGTTACTGGCGTTGCAGCTACGACAATTAAATGGGAAGCTCGTATTGCCGTTACTCGTCTACAGGCTTGAGGATAGATAGATGGCAAAAGAAGGTTTGATCGATGGGGTCATGCAAGTCGATAAGGTTAGCTGTACTCAGATGTGCAGCTGCTTGGGCTCTGCAACCGCTGCGGTTTTCGGCAAGAATTATCAGACAGCCGTCTCCCTTGCACGACAAACGACAACGTCGGCCGTTTATCAGGATAAGGTAACTCTTACCACTCCGGCACTAACTGGAACTTATCGAGTTGGCTGGATGGCAACTGTAGATAACGTCGACGATCAAGGAAAATTTAGGCTTTATAATTCCACCAACGCTGTCGTAATTCAGGAAGAGATACGAAAAATCAAAACGGACAATGATAGAACCAGTATAGGCGGATTTGCAGAGATAATTTTCACAGGGGCTGCCAAAACATTAAAAATCCAATTCGCTGATTTCATAGGCGGAACTGCTCAGGGAATCGCAGATGCAAGAATTGAAATTTGGAGGGTGGCATAATGTCCGAAACTTATACGTATTCAATCAACGACAACTTTCCCAACCATAAGGTGGATACCTCGGTTTTTACCGTCGAGATAAATCAGAGTTCAATCTCATCCGCCACGCTTGAAAGAATAGACGAGATAAACGGGGACTGTAAGGTTGTATTTTCTGGAGTCTTATCTGCTCCGGATGAAACTACATTAAATGGCCTTGTTGGGGCTCATCTCGGAGAGCCCGTTCCCCATTCTACCGGAAAGGCTCAAATTTTACTCGCCGGAACTACTCCTATATTATCCGACTTGTCCAGTTTGTCAGAGGATGGGGATTGGGCATTCGCAAAGGGGACCGGAGGTGAAATGTTTCTTTGTATAATGATCGGAATAAAGAAAGGATTTACGACGCTCAGTGAAATTACGTCATAGTAGTTCGATTGCGGAAGTAGGACGTGATATGCAATGGGTGAGATTAAATATCCTTATCCGAAGTTAAAGGTTGTTTCGACGACCCCACTTCATGAAGATTTGTTCAATAATCCTGACGATCAAATAGAAGGGTTAACAGAACGAATTGGCGGAACATGGGATGATGCGACTCGTCCGACCCCAAGCGTCGGAGTACCTCATCCTGTTGGTTGGAACACGGACGAAGAATGTTATGAATATTGGGATGGCTTTGAGTGGACCCAGTTTTACGGGGGGAGCGGCGGAGGCGGAGGGTCGTCGGTTGACGTATTGTATAACTGTGCCGCTGAAGTTAGCGTTAATAATTGGGTTGCTCAGGGCGAGAATGATACTGTAATTCTTGCATCTGCGACAGATAAAGTCCTGGAGGCTATTGGAATTGTTGTGGTAAAGCCGATTTCTACGATTGCTAAGGTTAGGTTGCTTGGAAGGGTGGATGGTTTTAGTGGCCTCGCAGCACAAGATCGCCTTTTCTTAAGTACAATAGCTGGGGAACATATAGTTAACCCGATTTTTGATCCTATGCCACCATTATATAAAATTATCCAAAGATTGGGAATAGCGAAAAATACCACTGAGGTGATCGTTGCACCCAACTGCGTGGTTGAAATAGAATAAGACAACCGAGTCAATTCTACAATTGCGGAGGAATGTGAGATGGCGGACTACAAATTAGCGGTCGTGCTTGCCACTGGCAACCTTGGGGTTCCGAACACGGCTAATTACGGGACTATTCCAAAGTTGAAGGTTTCCAACGGCTTAGAGGTGACCGGCAACATCTCAGTAACCGGCACCGTGGATAGCGTGGACGTGGCGCAGTTGAAGACTGACTATGACACCCACGATGAAGGGACGGCCAGGGCGCAGCATTCGGCAATCGGCGATCACACCCACGCATCTGCCGGCGCTGAAGCTGGAACGGTCGACCACGGAGCGTTGACCGGAAGGGGCGATGACGACCATCCCCTTTACACCAAGGCCGATGGTACACGGGCGTTTTCAGGCGTGGTCGCCGGTATAGCTCCGACGGAAGGAACTCATCTTGCGACTAAAGCATATGTAGATAGCGTCGGAACTGGGCTACAGTCCAAGCCGTCCGCTCGGGTATCGACTACTGCTGCCCTCCCAGCTTGCACCTATGACAATGGTACGCTCGGAGTGGGAGCTACTCTCACCGCCAATGCCAACGGCGCGCTCCCGGCGCAGGATGGCGTCAGCATGGCCGTCGATGATCGCATTCTTGTGAAGAACCAAGCTGCTGCGCTTCAGAACGGAATTTACAAGGTAACGGCCCTTGGGGACGTCGGAAATCCTTTCGTGTTCACTCGCGTGATTGATTCCGACGAGGCCGCCGAGGTGAACGCTGGAATGATGCTTTTCATTGATGAGGGGACGCTCAACGGGGACGAGCAGTGGGTACTAACCGCTGAGGTGGATACTATCGGGACTGATTCACAGACCTTTGTGAAATTCGGTCCAGGAACTATGAGCCACGATGATTTGAATGATATATCCATCGATGATCACCATGCCCGCGACCATGACCTTGATGCGTCTGTCCACGGCATTTGTACGAAAGCGGAATTCAGCGCCAAGATTTCCGATGATACTCTTCTCGGCCAGCTTGATGTTGACGATACGCCGGTGAATGCTGCGACGACTGCGCCGATTAGTTCCAACTGGGCATACGACCACGAGAATGATGCAGATCAGCATCCCGAGTATCAGAAGGAATCTGAGAAGGGTTCTGCGAGTGGCTACATGGGTCTGGACGCTTCGAGCCGCGGGTCTCAAGATCCCAAACTCCATAAAGCTACGCATGAAAACGCTGGCGGGGATGAGATGAGTCTTGCTGGCCTGGATGGGGAGCCATCTACGCTTGCGACCCATAAAGGTCTTACGACTGGCGTCCATGGTGCCGGGGCTAACACCATAGAACACACCGGAAACAAAGCGGCTGCGAGCGGATACGCATCCCTTGATGCCAGCTCCAAGGTCGTGCAGCAACCCGCTTCAATCACCGACCACCTGACTGGAACTCCCACCGACGGTGAAACAACGAAGGCTCCGACTTCAGATTGGGCTTTCGATCACGTTGGGGCAGCCGATCCGCACACGGTTTACCAGAAGGAGTCCGAACGCGAGGCGGCCAGTGGGTATGCTGGATTAAATGCAAGTTTGAAGGTGATTAAGGACCCCGCGAACGCCACGGCCACGCCCACTGCGAGCAAGATCCCCATCGCAGACGGGGCAGGGAAACTCGCCGCCGGCTGGATTCAGGAGGTTCTTGCTTTCGCTGATCTCACAGACGATCCCTATGCCGATCACTCGGGCCGTCACGAGAATAGTGGAGCCGACGAGATCAGTGTTGCCAGTTTGAGCGGCGAGCTGGCTGACCTCCAGAAGGTAAAGGACCACACTCACCAGTCGGCCGGCAGTGGGGTCGGTGGGAAGATAGACCACGGCCTCGCCCTGAACGGCCTCGCCGATGACGATCACACTCAGTACCTCAACGAAACCCGGCACGACTCTGACGACCATAGTAGTTTCAGGGCCGCAGACAACATCTTCAGTGGGGATCAGCATATCAACGGCGAGCTGATCGCTGACGTGTTCATAATGGACGGTCTCTACGGTGGCCCGCAATTCGCGAAGACTATCGGCACAGGAGGGATAACCGCTAAGGATGCCGTGAAGTTTGACGGGTCTGGCCAACTGGTTCGACGCGCAGCGGCGAGCGATGGGTTCGCGGGGATCGCGACTACTACCGGAGCCGCGACTGCAACCGGGTACTTCTCCCCGATGGGAATTCTATCTGTTGTGTGGGTTGCCGCCGAGGAACCTACCGTCTACGGAGAGGAGGTTTTCCTTTGCAACGCCGATCCCAATGAGCATAAGTGGACTACCGCGGTCCCTACTACCGGGAAGGTGTTTAAGGGGACAGCGGACGGGATCGGGGTCAACGCGAAGGTTATTCTATTCGCGAACAAGGAGTACGCTTTCGAAGCGTAAGGGGACTTGACCTTGGTAAGGAGTTTTCCATGGGAACAAAGAGAACACGTAGAGGCGAGAAGAAGCCAGCGGAAAAGGTATTATCTGATGCTTCTCTTTCTTATCCTCCAACAATCGTGAAGGAGGAGGCCAACGTCCCTAAACGGGAGCCGTCGCCGACGGTGCGGCCTCTGGATTCAATACAGGCCCTCCAGTATAAGTTTGCGCTGCTGCAAGAGGAACTGATCGGCGAAAAGAAAAATATCGTCATGCTCAAGCGAGTAGTAGCCCGCAAGGACGAGGAAATCCTCGTGCTAAGACGCGAGACCGCCGACTTGAAGGAGATCGTGGTGACTCGCGAGGAGCAGGATTTGTTCCGCGAGAATAGGATTCTTCTTCAGCGGTTGGGCGTTGGCGAGGACGAGGAAGTTCTGATCGAAGGTGGGCGCATGTTCGTGGCACCAAAGGGCACAGCCAGAAAGAGGAATAAGAATGGCTGAGGCTCTTGTCAAAATTAAAGACGGCTCCCTAATGAACTGTAATGCCGCAGACGCGGACGGGAGCCTTCTCGCCACCCTGATTGAAGCGTTGACTGGCGGTTCGAGGCTCAACGTGGGGCAGTACGGGCGCACGACACACTCGCCCATCAATTATATACTTGGCGGGGGCGGGAATCAGATTGTCGATGACCACCTTGGCGGAATAGATTCAGCGCTCGGTGGATTTTCTCTCTCCCCCCATGCTCTTGGTGGGTCTGACCATTCGTCGGCGACACTGGCTGAATTAAATGCTTTAGTTTCCAACGCAACGCTTGACGATCAAGGATCGTCGAGAACCCCATTGGCGCATAAGGATTCGCACAAGAGCGGAGGAACCGACCCCTTTGCTTCGACTGATCTCTTGGAAGCGGTTGCAAAAAGACTGAGGACGACTACGGGTCCCACCGACCTACTGGTCGGGGCAGTCGCGGACGGCGATATCCTGAAGCGAAGCGGGACGGGATTAGTCGGGACGGATTCACCTGCTTTTAAGAAGCTCACAGTAAATCAAACTGCCGCCGCTGATAGCGTGGATGTCCAAGACGGCGGAACTCAGGTAATGAAAATATATGATGGGGGAATTGTAGATTTCCCGAAGCAAAGCGGGTGTTCTGCCTACAGGAACGCAGCATGGGATATGCCTAACGCCAGCTGGACTAAAATTCCTTTTGATACGGAAGTATTTGATATTCAAGGAGAATTTGATACAGGCACCAGCGGTTTCACCGTAACAAAGGCGGGTTATTATTTGGTGAGCGCTGCTTTTAGAATAAGCGATGTTGCGCCCGACGTTCTTTATAGTATCGCAATTAATGTCGATGGATATAATGTCGGGCAGGGAATTGGGTACGCGGCAGATATTGGGACTAATCAGGAAATAATTAATCCGATGGTCACTGCAATACTTTATTTACCAGTAGATGAAGTGGTTTATATTTACGGCTACCAAAATACAGGCGGGGCAAAAGCAATAAACACTGGTTTGGAAAGTACAAGGGTTCATATTATGAAGTTGGCCTAAACAGAGTTAATATGGGCGATGCAAATGGCAGGTTCCCGCATCTGGAAATTATAAGGTTACTTTAATTTGACGATTGGAAAGGACTGAACAAATGGCTGGAGTTCAATATCCCTACGTCAAGAAAATCGTTGGCGATGCGGTAGATGTTGTCGAGGCTGATGACCATAATAAACAGGAAGAACAGATCGGCGCGATTACTGATGCTCGAGGGGGGACGTGGGCGAATGATGGTGGTCGTCCTACTCCAGACCCGAATAACCCATATCCTGTCGGCTATAACGTTACTCGAGTTGGTTACGAGTATTACAATGGCTCCGCTTGGATTCAGTTAGAGATTTTAGCAGAGAAAGGGGTTGCGAATGGATACGCCCCTTTGGATGGTTCGGCATTGGTTCCCTTGGTTAATCTGCCGGCAACTCCTCCGGCTGTCCACGCTTCGAGTCATGAAGATAGCGGAACAGACGAAATAAACTTGACTGGGCTCGCAGGAGAGTCTGTTACTCCTCAGCCGCCTAAAGCTCATGCGGCGTCACATATGGGTGGAAGCGATCCGGTTACACCGGTGGGAATCGGAGCTGATACTCCCACCGAAAGAAATACTGCTATTTCAAACCACTCAGCGGTTACGGCTGCTCACCATACTAGGCCAGTTGATGGCGAATTATTACCGGCCGTACACAATCCTTCTCATGAGACCGGTGGAGCAGATGAAATAGTTGTGACTGGTTTACTTGGAATTCTTGCTAATGCGCAAATTCCGCAAGCACATAAGGATACACATAAAACGGGCGGATCGGATTCATTCTTAGCGGCTGACTTACTACAGGCAAGGGTAAAGCGCTTGCAGGATGCGGGAGGGATAGACTGGGAATTAGCCACACTTACAGCAGATGAGATTCTTAAAACGAATGCTGCCGGAGAAATCATTTCTGCCCCGCCACCGGCTAAGAAGGTAGTTTTCGCCTTGACAAGGGTTGGAGTGTATGGTGAATTTGCAGTTAATTTAGTTGCGACCGATGGCCAAGGTCATTTTTCTTTTTATATTCCAGATGAATTCGTTTCACTTGTTTCTCTTAAGATTATTGGAATTGTCCAGCCTGCTGCTGCCGGTGCTGGGAAGGATATTGACCTTTTTTCTAATTATGCCCAACACGGTGAGCTTTATAATGCACACGCAGAATCGGAGGTTGCCAATACCTATGATTTGACGGGGTTGGGAGACCGTTTGTGGGAACTTGACTTGAGCCCGGTATTTTCTGTTTTGGCTGCCGGAGATCATTGCGGACTACAAATTGACCATAATTTGATTGGCGGTTCGATAGGTTATCTTAATATTGAGTTAGTTTACGCATAGTGGAGGGGCTATCAATGGCCTTTGACGAATCACGGGATAATGAACGACCCAAGAATCCAATATGTAAATTTTGTCAAACCCGCTTTATTTTACTTCAGGGATTATATCAATGCAAGTGTGGAAAATTTGATTTCTATGAAATATTGAAAAGAAAACAAGACGTCCGAGATGAGGAGAAAAAATAGACATGATAGCCAGAACATTTGTTTGTAAGAAATGTAAAAAGAAAACTCCGGCATTAGTGCCCGCTGGGGCGAAATGGGTTCAGTGTATCCACTGCGGTGAAATGATTCGTATAAAGGAATAGAGTAATGATAGAAGACAAGCCAATAGTGGCCGATTTACAAATGGCGAAAGAAGTTCTCGCCGAACTTGAGAAACGTAAAGAGTCGAGTATATCGTACGGGACCCTCGCGTTCTGGATTATGGTAGTAAAAAAATGCGAGAAAGTTTCGGATGATATTTCGATGCAGGAGTTTTTCAATATTCTTACAAAGAAACCGGATAATCGTGCGGAGGTCAAGGTTCGAGAGGAAGTGGGAGGAGATTGACATGGCTGATATGCCGAAGAAACTCCCGGGTCTTATCTTGGTTCGGTCGCATGCTCAGTTTGTAGCAGAAGGCAAGAAGGCTCTATTCGTAAAGTCAGAGGCATTCCAGAAATATGTTGGTAAGGAAGTGTACGTGGTCGCCGGGGGTGAAGTATGGGCAATTATAACTTTCGCTATTCCGAAAAAGATTACCATCAAACAGTTCGAGTCCATACGACCAAGGCACAGGATTTCAGACGAGGAAAGAAGGGAGTGGTGGGGTAAGAAACGAACTCTTTATTCGTATAAGATATTCGTTGTGGAGTCATTCATTCCTCCACTAAAAGCTGAGTACGAACCTGGTTCGCAAGTATTCATTCGCGAGGTCGGGATTGTTGGATCGGGAGAAATGGAATCTATAAGCCCGACCACAAGAAGGGCCGACCGAGAAGTTCCTCTAAATTCCAGGGATGGAATTGAATCAACAGAAGACTTCATACGCCGACAGCCTCGAATCAATGGTATCAGATATCCATTGGCCAAGACCATTGGTGATTTCATCGAAGATGACACCGATGTGGCAAGAGTATTAGGAGAATCAATGGACAATGCGACCGCGAATGCTCCGGTCGACGACCGCCCAATTTGGCCTGTTAGGCAAGTAGTTCCTGGCTCCTACGCCGAGAAGATAGGGAAAATGCGGAACATCCTTGGTCGATCAAACCGCGAAGTAGTTGATGAGCCTGTATCGGTGAAGGAAATCAGAAAGTCGGTCGAAGGATTAGACTTGCTTTCACGGTTCAAGAGGAAACTGCAAGGCCATGAGTAAAAAAGAGCGAACCGCCAAAGGAGAAGGGGACTCGTCCTTTCTCGAAGTAATCATCGATACCCCGATTAAAAAGAAACTGCGCAAAGCCGGTTTCGATTTCGGTGTCTCGACTTCAACGTCTATATCTACCTCCGCCATGATAGGTGGGACAGAGGTAGTTCAACCTCCGTTTGCTATTGATGAGTGGGCGCTTGCTCCGGAGATATCTACTCGACTGGGCGCATGTATTTATATAAGATCAGTCAACGTGGCCGGACTTGGATGGGCCCTGGTTCCTAAACCTAAATATGCCAGGAAGCTCGCCGGGTCAAGAAAGGAAATGACCGAGGCTGAGAGAAAGGAAGCGGATACATTAACTAAACTAATCGAGGAGGAAAAGGATAGGGTCGACGACTTCCTTGAATCGCCAAACCCAAAGAAGTCGTTCGTGAATATATTAAGACAGGTCATCGCTGATCGCGAGGCAGTCGGAAACGGCTACATGACCGTCAAGACTGCCTTGGTCACTTCAGAGGCCAATGACGTACAACAGGGATGGCCGGTTAGACTTGATAGGTTAGTTGGTCATAATGTCAGGATTACCAAACAAGGAATGTTTGTTGTTGATGATCGCGCCGGCAAAGCCACGTATTATAAAGACTGGGAAGATGATAGGGTTATAAATAAAGAAACCGGAAGGCCTAATATCAACGGTGAGGTTCTTCCTCCGGAGAAGCATGCGTTAAAGGTAATTCATTTTCGAGTTGAAGGATTTCGCGATTCGCCATACGGAATTCCGAGGCATCTCTCGTGCGGGCCAGCCATTGCGGGAAGCCGGTTTGCAGCAGAGCGAAACGCGACCTTCTTTGAGAATGACGCCACGCCCAGGATCGCTATTATTGTGAGCGGACCGGCGAGGCTCTCAAAGGAAAGTCGTGACGACATTCGACAGTTCGTTGAGAAGAAAGGGAAAGGACCAGACAATACCGGCCGGGTTATGATCTTACAGGCTGGCAAGCGCGAAGGTTCATTCGCTGAAAAAGAAGATGTAAAAATCACAATAGAAAAGCTGACAATCGGTGTTAATGAAGATGGTAGTTTTCTTAATTATCAGGAAAAGGGTTCACGAGATATTTCCGAATCGTTCAACCTGCATCCCGTTTTCTTTGAGAAAGACGCGAGCAGAGCATCAGCCAATACCGGTCGCTCGATTACGCTAGAGCAGGTCTTCGGACCAGATATAAATGATGTAGAATATATCCTCAACAACACCATCATGAAGGCATACGGTATAAAGTATATTTGGCTTTCTTTGATTAGGCCGAGGACGATCGACTACGAAGGCGAAGCGATGGTTTTCTCAAGGCTTCAAAGGACCGGAGGGATTACTCCGAATGATATACGGGACTTTTTGAAGTTGCCCAGGTTCAAGGAAGCGTGGGGCGATTATCCACTACCGCTCGCACTTCAGCAGTTAAAGGTTCCGGAGGGAAGGGCAGAAGGATCGTCCCTGGTTTCCGGGCTCTTGAATCTCAACAAAATGATCGAGAAGTCGCTTGATTCCAGGAAGGACGAGCAACTGGATGATATTGAACTCTAGTAATATCGCGTTGCTCAATACTGATATACTCGCTCGGGTTCCGATTCAACAATTGTTGATTTGTCGGGAACTGGTCGAGTCGACCCTTGCTTTGCTTGACCCGTCAATTAAAAAGCAGGGAACTAGATTTCCAGATGATCCGACAAAACGGGAACTTCAGATATTCCAAGACTTGCGTAATAGCCTGGCTTCGCAAGTAAAAGGGAAAGGGACCAAAACAGCAGTCACGCAATTCGTAAATAAAGGGGTGACCGGATCGCCTGGAGATTATTCATTTAAGACGTCCGAAGTAAAGAAACTGGAAGGGGCCCTTTCGACTTTATACGGTCCAGCAGTCGCCAAGGATGTAAGCAAGAATATTCAAAGCATAGTCGAAACCCAGTGGAAGGCTACTCGGCAAGTAATGGCTGATAGTCTCAAACAATATAATCGAGCAATTAAGAGCGGCATGACAAAGATTGATAAGGCGGTAATAAATGTACTAAATAATCAAAACAACTTCTTTATTTCTGGAATGCCTGATAAACTGCTGATCGGACAAATAAATCAAATAGTTGCGGATCACGTCAAGAGCGGACTTGTCAGGTCGGCCCTTGATAAGAGTATTCGCGATACCCTAATAGAAAAAATGCCGATACGTTCGGACGTATATTATCGGATTCTTGCCAATGATGTCTTAAACAGGTCGCGACAATTTGCCCAGGTAAATGCATATGTAGAGGCAAGGGTAAGACGATATGAGATATTTGCAGTCCTGGATGAAAGGACCACGGAAATTTGTGAGCATATGGACGGCATGATATTCGATGTCGAGATAGCCAGAAAAATAGTAAAGGATATAACACAAGCTGGAATTCCTGGAACCGATGCGGAAACAAATGCTTTCAAGGCATTACGTCCCTGGGTTTATTTTGACCAGATGAAGGCATCGGAAGGACGAGATGCTTTGTATATTAAGAATGCCAAGGGAAATCCAGTTTACCTACCCGATAGCAGGTTTGGCAAGGATGGTAAATCTCTTGGTACCAAAGATGAACGGGCTTCAAGAGATGTCCAGGATTTAGCATCCGGCGATATGAACGCCCCAGTGCTCCCGCCTTATCATGCGAATTGCCGAACCACTACAGTAGTTAATGAAGACGATATTAAAACCCAGGAGTGGACGGAAAATATTGCTTCCAATAATATTGCGATAGGCCAGCCTTATTTAGATCCCGGAACTGGAACAAAATCAACGATTAAAAATATAAGGGCAGATAAAGATGGCAATCTTAGAATAATGACAGATGATGTTGCGGTAAGTGGGAAAGAAACAACTGGAATTTTAACTCCTACTCGGTTGCTTATTGATAAAATTCCAGCTATTATTCCTTCTAATATCCCGGAAACTGGAACATTGGAATTAGTGAAAGTAGCAGCCGAAACGAAAGGCGCGAAACAAATAATAAATACAGAAGTTGATCGTTTATTAAATGGAAAATCAATTAGATTTATTGATAAAAAAGGGAACATATCCCCTTTAGCGGGGAAGGACCTTGAACGAATTACTAATATTTTACGCAAGAAGGTCCCATCTGTGGCGTTAAAAGGTCTTAATAATATCACATTATATGAAGAAACAATTCCGGATGCTGGCTCCAAGGCAGTTGGTTTTTATATTAACAAAAGTATTTCGTTGGCAAGAAAATCCCCCGTGGATGGGCGGACTATTTCTTGGAACGATATAAAAATTACATTGTCACATGAAGTTGCTCATCATACTCATGGTGGCTGTTTACACGAAATAAGAACATTGCCGAAAGGCATTTGGAAAAAATGGAGAGATTATGATGCAAAAATTAGAAGTACAAAAGGAGCCTTTGTTTCCAATTATGCTAAAACCAATGTAGATGAACATTTTGCAGAGTCTTTCGGTTATTTTTATGCTGATCCAGAAATGCTTAGATATAAAGCCCCTGGAACTTTGAAATGGTTTAAACAGAACCTTTCAAAGATTGAAGGTTGGGAAAAACCGAGGGCAAAATGATACTAAGAGAAAAAATTTCAAAATGGGCGCGAGATGGGGTCGTGACTCGTACTGGCGGCGATTATAAGGGTGGGAAAACCGATGGGGAAATTCTTTTGAAATTAAATTTGGAATCTTTCGATGATGGTACATTCGAGGAGGCGGTTTTCTTTGCAATATATAAAGAAGGGTTTATTGAAACTATAAAAAATATGAGAGAGGTTACAAAAGAAATAAAAACATTAGTAAAAGAAGAGGCAGAGATTCTTGGAATTATAGGAGGAAATCATGGAACGGATTGAGAAAAGGTTGAGCGCTCTTCATGACGAGGTCAACGATAGGGTCGAGAAGAAAACACACCGAGTGGAATTCTTGAGTGGAATCATGGCGGGGCACCAGCATCGGGTTTCGCTCACCCTTCGTAATGGGAAAATCGTCGGAAATTCCGAGCGGGTGAACGGACATGTCCATAAGGTGGATCAGTCGGTCACAGAGGGAGACGTGCTCGGATTCACCGACGTTCAGGACCAGCACAAACATCGCTTGAACTTCACTGACAAAGAACTTAAGCTCGCTGCAAAGAACGCCAAACAGGGAAAATAGCAAACATCAGGAAAGAATGCTTGAATAACG